GGACGATATGATCTCGTGGAAGAAATGCTTCTGGAGAAGTATGCCTCATGCATGGGAGATACCCGAGGCATGGGAGCCACCTCATACGAGGATGGTATGACGTATCAGGAGTTTCGGCGGCGTGAACTTCGCCTAGACCAGAATGATGCTCCGCTACCAGAGAGAGTGCGTCAAACATGGAACCAAACGAGACAGGGAGCCAGAGGATTTGGACCTCCGAGAGGTGGTTATACTGAGGGTCCGGAAAGACCTCCTGTGTATTTTATCGCGGACGGGGAGAAAGTTTCTCTGTATCACAACCCGGACCAGCTCCGGGAGCTTGAGGCCATGGTCGATGGTGATCGCGCGAGTCGTGCTAAAGCTATTGCAGCAGTGTCACCACCTGAGGCCTATATGGAGGATAACCCAGACGCCCTCTCAGAATGTGGAGAAGTAGACGCCGAGTCCGGAGTAGAAGCCCGCAAGCGCAAGCCGAAAGCCCGAGATCGGGAGTGCCCCCCAGTCAGCAACCCAAGTCCTGTACCAGTCATTAAGCAGGATGTTGAGGTTTCCACTGGTGTGTGGGCCACAGGCAGTAAAACAAATCCACGTTTCCATGTTGAAACTTCAGCTCCATGTGATCGGTTTCCAAACACATGGCAGCCCACGATTCCCAAAATGGGCATTGAGTCAAATAAAATGCCCCCCCCCCCTCCACCAGCGGTAGAGTCACCGGTGCATGGAGGGGCAATTCGTCCCTGCACCTCCCTCCCGAATGCTGCAATGCTTTGGGATTTCCAAGAAGATGGACGGTACATCGGCTGGATGAATGGCTTTTTGGTAAAAGGCCCACCAGGTGTGCAAGGATCGTTGTATTTCGTCACAGCCAGGCATCTCACCGAGACTGGCGATGGTGACCCAGCAAACTACTTCAGGACACCTCGGACCGTCCCTATGGTCCGTTTTCCAGCAACAACCCAGTTTGAAACCGTGGCAGTTGTGTATGAAGCCTCCATGGATCGTCTCGTTTTGAACATCAGCTGGGTTCCAAAGAATTTCACGCAACCGAGGTTCACCAACCCCAAAGTCGGCGGGTCTGTTACCCTTTTCGCCTTTGATGGAGCATGTTGGAACTTTTCCCAGGGGGAAGTAGCAGCTGTTGCGAATGATGGATTGACCTTCAATTACACAGCAAGTACAAAAGGTGGGTTTTGCCGAACTCCCATCCTTACCCGCAGTGGAGCTATTTGCGGTGGACATTTTGGCGGTGACGTCACGATCAATTGTGTGACCAAACCAGCCGCCTGGATCGAGACAGGCACGATCCGGAAAGGAATCCAAGAATTTACCCCCGTGAGTATTAACCGGGGAGACAGCCTGCCGGTTGGAGCTGTGCAAGCCCCACCAGCAAACCTGCGGAGTTATCGACGTAGGGAGCTGCAGAAGATATATCCGTTGCGTACGGACATGACTTTCAGACACGTGAGACATCGTCATATTATGATGCGTCCCTCAACAGACATGCTGAAAGATGAAGTATCGCGTTTTACAGAACCGCTACCATCAGGGCCCACAGGAGCCCCAAGGGTGATTGATCAGACTAGATTGGCTGCAGCCTTTCGCATTGTCTGCCGTATTGAGTCCGATAAGCAAGGAGGGTGCAGTGTTCCATGGAGCGAACCCACCCTAGACGAAGCTCTTGAGCGGATGGCATGTCTCCTGCAGGGGACACACACCGCTGGAGCAAACAGTCATGAAATGTCTCAAGCAGAGTATATTGCCTCCTTGTGTGAGGACGACACGAAGCGAGGTGAGGCCAGAGAGCATGCTGGCCTTGTTGTGCTTGCCAGGAAAGTGCTGCAATACATCCAGGATACGACCGCAGGAAAGCAGTCAGACGTCACTAGAGAATTTGACGAGATATGTGGTGTATGGTTGGTCATGGGAAAG